ACCATGCCCGGCAGCATCGTCCACCAGCTGGTGAAGCACGGCCGCGGCGTCGAGACCGCTGAATGGGTGCGCGAGGAGGGCTTCCGCGCCCACTACACCCCGCCGATCATCAAGCGGGACGACGGCGGCGAGCGCAGCGTCTGGCCAGGAAAGTGGCCGCTCGACTACCTCAAGGACATTGAGCACACCCGGTCGTTCGCGAAGAACTACGCCAACGATCCGATGGGTGCGGACGGTGACTTGTGGACGCCGGACGACTTCCGCTACCCGGGGGATGAGGGCGTGGACCCGGTCACGCACATGATGCTGTCGATCGATCCGGCGGTCACGGCGAAGCGCACCTCGGACTTCACCGGCCTGGGCGTGGTGTCGTGGTCGGCCCGGCATCAGCGTTGCACCGTGCACGCCGCGACCGCGGTGAAGATCCAGCCGGGGCCGCTGCTGCGGGACAGGGTGCTCGCCATCCTGGACGAGTTCCCGCAGATCGGACTGATTCTCATCGAGGTGAACCAGGGCCAGGACACGTGGCAGGCGATCTTCCACGGCATGCCGGTGAAGGTGAAGACGGTCAACCAGGTCGAGCCCAAGTTCACCCGGGCCGAGGGCGTGCTGAACCACTATCAGCGCGGCCGGGTCATCCATGCGCGCAGGCTGCGGGAGCTGGAAGAGCAGATGTGCGCGTTCCCGAAGGCCCCACATGACGACCTCGTGGACTGCGTCGGGTCGGCGGTGCGCCGCTTCATCCCGTCGGCGCCGAAGAAGGTGCCGGCTTCGGCTGGTCGGGCCAGCTACCTCTAGAGCCTGCGATTCGCAGGCAAGGTTGGGTTATCAGGAAAGTATGTATTGCTACTAAGCTCGGCTATCCTTCGAATCATCGGTCGAAGGTCGGGAGGTCTGCGTGGACGACGAGCGTGCCGACCTCATGTACGGCATTGAGGAACTCAACGAGGCCCGCCCCGCATACGACCAGGCGCAGACCTACTACGACGGCAAGGTCCCCGAGGTCTTCACCAGCATTCGGATCCGCCGCGCTCTCGCCATCCACGGCATCGACTTCGACCTCAACTTCGCCAAGACGCCGGTGAACGCGGTCACGAACCGGCTGAAGATCGCGTCCATTACGAGTCCCGACGAGGCCACGAACACGCTGATCTCGAAGATCTGGCAGGACAACCAGCTCGCCCTGGAGATGCCCGACCTGTTCCGCCGGGCCGGCGAGTACGGCGACGCCTACCTGATGGTGCTGCCCGTCGAGGACGAGCACGGCACGGTGGTGCGGGTCGACATGTTCTACAACTCGCCGCAGACCGTGCGCGTGATCTACAGCCAGGACAATCCGCGCCGCAAGGCGTACACGATCAAGAAGTGGTGTGACGGCCCCTACCACCGGGCCGAGCTCCTCTACGACGACCGCATTGAGCGGTGGACCACCGGCAAGAACTCGAAGGGCGACAAGCCCGCCGACTGGATGCACTGGCCCGCCGACGAAGGGGACCTCGAGTCGTGGACCATCGACCACGACTGGGGCGAGCAGCCAGTCTTCCACTACCGCAACGACCGCCCCTACGGATGCCCCGAGCACTACGGCGCCTACGGCCCGCAGAACGCGATCACCAAGCTGCAGCAAACCCACATGGGCACGGTCGATTATCAAGGTTTCCCCCAGCGGTATGCGCTCACCGAGGCCGCCAATACGGACACCTCCGACCTCGAGCCCGGCGACTTCGACGACAACGACTGGCCCCTCCCCGAGAAGGGTGTCGGCCCGAAAGACTCCGGCGACGACAGCTCCCTCAAGGCCGGCCCCGGCGAGATGATGCTGCTGCGCGGGTTCAAGGCTGTGGGCCAGTTTGATGCGGCGCAGCCTGGCGTGTTCCTGGAGCCGATCAACTTCAACATCCGCGCGATGGCGCAGATCACCGACACGCCGCTGCGGATGTTCGACCCGCAGTCCAGCCGCCAACGCTCCGGGGTCTCCTACCAGGAGGAAGACGGCCCCTTCATCAGCAAGGTCGAGATCCGGCAGACGTCCTACGGGGCCGCTACGCACGAGGCGTTCGTGTTCGCCCTGCGCCGCCTCGGAGTCATCGACCCGGTCCTGTCCGTGGACTGGGTGCCCGCCAAGAGCGTGACCGACGCGCAGGGCTGGCAGACCGTCAACGAGAAGATCCGGGCCGGCGTCCCGCGCAGGCAAGCGCTCATGGAAGCCGGGTACCGGGCGGAGCAGGTCGACGAGTGGCTGACCGGCGTCGACGACTCCGAGCTGCAGCGCCGCGTCGACGTCCTCGCCAGCCTGGCGGACTCGGCTCAGAAGCTGGGCGCTGCCGCAGCGCTCGGCGTCATCAGCAGCGAGCAGGTGACCGCGCTGCTGTCCGGGACGATCGACGACCTCGAACTCCTCGCACAGGCGCAGGAGGAGGGCTGATGCCGTACCGCAGCGAGCATCTGGCCCGCCTCGTGCAGGACGAGCACACCGGCCAGGTCATCGACCTCGAGGACCGCGTCGTGGGGGAGGCGTTCGGCGACAGCGAAGCCCTGTTCGCCCGGCTGATCCGGCGCACCCTCGCTGCCTGGACGCGCGCCTTCGGCGGCCCCGACGAGCCTGCCGTGCCCGGGGGCGTGCTGCGCCGCATTCTCGCCGCCGTGCGTGCCGCGATCCGGCGCATCCTCGGCGGCGTTATCCCGCGAGCTGACACGGCACTCGGCGACAGCCTCGGCGAGGCGCTGACCCTGGGAATAGCGCAGGGCGGAGAGTTCCTGCGAGCCGCTACAGGGCGCCGCCGCCGTGCGCCAGCCCGTCCGCGGCTGAGCCGGACGGTCCGCAGCGAAGCCAGCCGCATCGGCGACCTCATCACCCAGCGCCGCGACCGCGCCCTGCAGCTGCTGCTCCCGGACCGGGTATCGCGCTGGACGCACCTGCTGACCGGGATCGGCGCTGGCCACTCCACCTTCTCCGCGATCCGCGCGCACGTCGCGTGGGTCGTCAACACCGCCGTGAACGAGGGCCTGGATGCTGTGATCCGGGCGTCGGTGAAGGTCAGGCTGTGGGTGTCGGAGGCAGACGCCTGCGTGCGCTGCCTCGCCTACACCGGCAGCGCCGTCCCCGTCGACGAACCCTTCCCGGGTGGCCTGTCGTGGGATCCCCGGCAGCGCCACATCGGTGCCGAGGGGATTGACGGGCCTCCCCTGCATGCGCACTGCCGCTGCCGCACCGTCCCCTGGAACGACTCCTGGACGACGTCCGGCGTGCCGTTCCCGCTGGCGTTGCAGCGGGAGGCGCACCGGTCCCTCGGCTACGGAACCGCACGCCCCTCCGAGTCCCGCGCTGCACGGCTGCGCGCCGCGCGGGAACTCCTGCGCACCGAACCCGACCTGCTGCCCGCCGTCGAAGCCCGCGCCCGCGCTGCGCTGCGGACCGGCCGCTTCACCCAAGCCGCATAACCCCCGGGCGTCCGCGACGGACGCCGCCAACCCGCCCCCGTGATGGGAGAACACCAGATGGGCATCCAGACAGACACCGCCACCGACGAGCCCGATGTCGACGCCGAGGTCGACGAAGAGCCGGATACTGACCCGGACGTCGAACCTGACATCGAGCCGGACGAGACGCCGAAGCCGAAGCCGCCCGCGAAGAAGGACGAGCCGAAGCCCGGCGACGACGACTACGCGCCACCCTCCAAGTCCGAGTGGGCCCGCACTCAGGCTGCGTTGAAGAAGGCCAACGACGACGCCAAGCGGCACCGGCTCCGCAACAAGGAGCTGGAAGAGCAGGGCCGCGCCAACGAGTCCGACCACGAGAAGGCGCTGCGTGAAGCCCGCGAGGAAGGCGAGAAGCGCTATCGGCAGCCGCTGGTGCGCACCGCCGCCCGGTCCGCCCTCGTCGAGGCTGGCGCGCTGGCGTTCCTACAGGACGAGAAGGAGCCCGAATCGCAGACCGCCCGCGACAAGGGCGAGTCCCGCCTGTCTCGGCTGCTGAAGCTCGTCGACACCGAGAGCCTCGACGTAGACGAGGACGGATCCGTGTCCGGCTTGGAGGCCGCGATAGACGATCTGCGCCGCGACTACCCGGAGCTGTTCTCGGCGCCCGCCAGGAAGCCGAAGGTCAGGCCGACCGGCGCACCCCGGCAGGCGGCCCCGGAGAAGCCGAAGTCGACGGCGGAGCAGCACGCCGCCCGCCTCCTGGGCAGGGCTTGACCCCAAGAGGTATATTCAGCACCAGGTGAATTGTTCCGGTGATCGGAACAGGCCGCCGCCCTGCTTTGCGAAGGCGCCCGTGATGGGGCCCGAGCCTCAACCGCTTACCCCCATCACGCCGCCCGCAGGAGGGCCACAGTGACGCGCAATACGCTCGAGGCATGGATCCCAGAAGAGTGGGAGACCAGCCGGGTTGTTCAGTCCATCACCCAGATTTCCGCCGTTGAGGCGCTCGCCGCCCGCATTCCCATGGGCTCCGACACCAAGCACGTCCCGCGCACCGCGGGCATGGACGTCGCGGTCGTCGCCAAGGGCGGCACCTACGGCGAGGACACCTCGCTGAACGACGAAGTCCTCCTGAGCGCGATCAAGTTCGGCAAGGCTGCGCGTATCGCCGAAGAGGACATCGACGACTCGGTCGCGAACGTCATCGAAGCGAAGATGATCGGCTGGGGGAAGTCCTACGCCAAGCTCATCGACAACGCGTCCCTCGCCGTCAGCGCGGCCAGCAACGGCACCACGGTCCCGTTCACGTCGCTGTACCAGCTGCTGAACACCACCGACGCCACCCTCAGCTACACCGGCGGCGCGAACATCACCACCGCCGCATCCTCGGGCGCCCCGTCCTACTCGGAGTTCTCCACCGCGATCGGCAACGTCGAGTCCGGCGACTACTTCGACCCCGGCAGCATGGTCGCCATCGCGCACCCCGCGTTCCGCAAGAGCCTCCGCGGCGTCCTCGACAGCCAGAACCGGCCCATCTTCATCGAGGGCCTGTCCGGCACCCCCGACACGGTCTTCGGCGTCAACGTCCGCTGGAGCCTCGGCGCGAAGCTCACCGCGACCGCCACCTCGACGCCGACCGGGCGTGCGCTCATGGCGTTCGTCAACCCCGAGCTGATGCTCCTCGGCGTCCGCTCCGGCCCCGAGTCCGTGTTCATCGACGGCCGCGACGGACTGTCCGCCCTCACCGACGAGTCGATCCTCAAGATGCGCGCCCGCCGCGGCTGGGCCTACGGCCACCCCAACGGCGCGTCCATCCTCGTCGGCTGACCAGCCCTTCAATCCCCGCACCGCCCGACGGCTCCGGGCGGTGCGGCGGACAACCAGGGAGGCGAGCCATGGCAGCAGCCAAGAAGACCGCGAGCAGCAGCCGCACCAGGCAGCACCCGGCCAAGTTCGGTGAGCCTGAGGTCGAGGTCGACGAGCGGTCCCCGGACGGGTCCGACGGCACGCGGTTCGTCAAGGAGTTCGTCGTGCTCGCCGCCCGGTGGACCGACGAGGACTATCAGCACGAGGCCAACCGTGCCGGCGTCGTCAACGAGGCGATCCAGCGTGGCCTGCACCCGCGCGGCGACGTGGCCTTCGACGGCCAGGAGCAGCACCCGGACGGCCTGTCGCTGGTCCTCACCTATTCGGTGGACACGGTGCCCGCCTCCGTCGACCATCACCCCGAGGACACCACCACGCCCCGCGACGTCAT